GAATCCCAGAAAGCAGGATTTTCACAAGATATTGCTAACCGCGTTTTTGGCTCCACCGTTGCGCCAGATCTTGAGTTTGGTCGTCAACGGGAAGCAGCCATGTTTGCTGCAGGTCCCCTGGGTGAGCGCCAGCTTGCTTTAGGTATTGAAGGCAAACGCCGTGAGATGGGCCTACAAGGCTCTGCAGAAGCCAAGAAGCTGCGCCAAGAAAGCCGTAGGGCTGAATTAAAGCAAGCCTTGGCTGAGCGCCAGGGGCAGATGGCTGGTATGTTTGGCCGCATCGCTCCCGTCGATGTAAGTACTTTATTTGTGTAGGAGTTAAATCATGGGTGGCGGCGGAACTACGGTTCAATACCAATCTCCAAATATTCCAAAGGATGACACCTTTGAGAAGTATTTGTCGTACCAGCAAGGTCGAGAAGAAGCTGCTGAGCGTCGTGCCCAGCAGGAACGTGCAGAAGCCGCTGCTAAAGAGGCTGCTCGTAAATCTTCCGCTGAATCTGCATACGGTGGACTTCGTACTGGCATTGAGTCCCAGCTTCGTCAAGGTTTAATTGGCTACAGCGATGCCACCGGACAGCTTCGTGATTACGCTGCCAAGTATGACCTGACTCCCAAAGAGTCGGATGTTGCTGATATCACCAAGATGTACACGGAAGAACTCCTTCCGGGTCGTCGTGCTACCGGTATTTCTGCTGCATACGAAGAGCTTCTTGGTCGTCAAGCAACCGAAGAAGAGAAGAGTAAGTCACTGGAACGCTTCCAGCAGGGCTATTACAGCTCTGTGCAGGACCTGAAGGACTCCTTGGTTAAGGGTACCGAGTATCAAGACAAGTTCAATCAGAGCTATCTTGATAATTACTACGACACGATGTTCGGCAAGCAGGCAACTGATGCCGCTGGCAAGAAAACCGGACAGCGTACCTTCACTTTTGACAAATCCTTACTGCCTACCTACAAGGGCTCGGATCTTGAAAGCCGTGCTCAAATTACAACTCCTGAATTTGCTGACAAGTTCACGGGAACGCCTGCGGAAATCGAGTCTCAGCTCCAGAATGTTCGTGACACTCGTTCATACCTTTACAGCGCTGGTTTAACCAACCTCCAGGGTGAGATTGACAAAGAAACCCAGAAGCTGAAAAACGAAGGCGCCAAAGAACTTCAGAAGGTGAAATCACAAGGTGATATCTATCAATCCCTTGTTGGCTCGTTCTCTTTCTAAGAGAATGTGCTTGGTATAATTACTTTAGTCAAACGTAAGTTACATGACCTCCTCCGTTCCTACCGGCCAGTCTACCGCCGAAGATTACTTCGATATCAATAAGTTCGAAGAACTCCTCAGCCGCCTGGAATCCTCCAAGGGTCGTCAGCAGCGTCAGAAGTCCCTCGAGGGCCGTCGTGACATCTTTGCTGGTGGTCTTGCTTCCATGATGAGCAACTTCTGATTTTTTCTTGTAAGATTTCTTAGTCATGACTAGCAGTGTTCCCACAGGACAAGTCGATGTCGACGATTGGTTCGACTTAGACAAGTATCGTCAAGCTGCTGGCGTGGCCTACGAATTTTCCAAGAAAAAAATGGAGACTGCTGGTGGCGAAGAACGAGAAACCATCGGTAAAGGCGCAGAAGAGCAGCGTACTTCCGCAGAACAGCAGCAGCAGTTCAAGGAGAAGGACGAAGACAGAGACTACGGTCAGGCCAAACGAGCTTATCGATATTGAACTTTTTGGCACCTGGGTTGACAACCTTGATGCGTCGACCCAGGAGTCATTCTGCGCTTTTGCTTCCGACAACTACTCGGTAATTGAAATTTATCTCTACTCACGCTTCCTTGGATACCAGGGAAGTATTACTGCGTGTGAGCTTTGGGTAAAAGATCATTACCACAAAGCTGATCATCGAAAGAAACTCCTGTTTGAAATCGATGAGATGCAGGAGGATGTCCGCAAATTGCGGGAAGACGTAGAGATGGGCACGGTTAAACGTGATGCCGGTGTTGCTCGTATTGCTTCCATACAACGTGAAATCCGTGGTCATATCGACCAGGTAGAAAAATACACCTCCATCAAAGACCGCAAAGGCTTACTGATGGCCGGTGCCGATCGTGCCATTCGTGAGTTGATGTTTATTTTCAAGGATGACCCGATTGAGTCTCCTTTGGAAGAAGCTTCAATGAGCGTCTGGGCTCGCATGCAACTCGAAGAATAAATCAAGTTAGGATAGTGTTAAGTCAAATAACTTATATCAATGGGCTCTAAACCTGGTGATATGGCCGATCCTCGCCAACGCCAAATGGCGAGAGAGGGTATGCGTATGCGTGAAGAACGTATTCGTCAACGCAAAGAGCAAGGTGCGCCGAATCAAGCGGGCGCTGCGCCCATGGTGCCTGGTATGCGCCCTGGCATGGCTCCGGTTGCAGGGCAAGAGCAACGTGCCGCTGGTATTTCTTTTGGCCCTGGTCGTGCTATGCGCGTACCTTCTCCTGATAGCCCCGAGTATCAGCAGATGATTGAACGTGTCCGTCGAGGTCAAGGTTAATGGCGAAAGGTAAAATGCCCCCTCAGCTTCTTGAGTACTTCAATAAAAAAGAAGCAAAGAAGGAAGATGGTACTGAGATGAATGACAAGGAGAAGCGTAAAGCTGCCTTGGACAAAGCTCGTAAGTACAAAGAGCAGAAAGACAAAAAGGATAAGGAATAAGATAGTATTCAGTAAGAACTGAATTAATCTTGTGCCTAGTTATACGCACCTTGCATACCGTAGGAACGCCAAGGCTGCGGCACGAAACCAACAAATCAAACAACCTAAAAACGCCGAAGATCTTAAGCGGGCACGCGAAGACTTTGGCTTTTTTTGTGACTACGTAGCAGATAAACCTCCTGCTGAACACCACAAAAATTGGCACCGGCATTTTGTCACGAACGAAAACAGCAACTGTTTAATCAAGATTGCTGGACCCAACGTTGACCTGCTGGCACCCCGTGGTTCAGCTAAATCCACAGTCTTAGGTCTACTGACTGCTTGGGCTATTGGCATCCACACCCAAGCCAAAATGCCGCTTCAGATCCTGTACTTGTCGTACACGGTTGATATTGCACGTTCTAAGTCGGCAACCATCAAACGGATCATTGAAAGCAAACGTTATCAGGAGGTTTTCCCAACTGTTCGCTTGATGAAGAACGTCACCAGTAATGAGTACTGGTCCATTGATCACAAGTTTGCTGGCATCGACACTACCGGTGATGAACAGTTCACCCTCTGCGCTGCAGGCTTGAAAGGCTCGGTGACTTCGAAACGTTCGCACCTGGTCATGATTGATGACGCCATCAAATCAGCTGCGGACATTTCAAACCCTGACATCCGAAAGCAGATGCAGGACAACTGGAACGCCGTTATTGCACCAACCATGTTTGAAGGCGCCAGGGCAATCTGTCTTGGCACCCGTTTCCGTCATGACGATATTCACTCCACAACATTCAACGAGCAAAACAACTGGAGTCAGATTGTTCTATCCGCCATCCTCAATAATCCCGTTACTGGTGAGGAGGAGTCCTATTGGCCTGATATGTGGTCACTGGATTACCTAAAGGAAAAGAAGAAGCAAGCACCTATTGCTTTCTCCTTCCAGTACATGAATCAGATCGTCAGACAAAACGAGCTGTCCCTGGCGCCAGAGCTGATTGTTAAAGCGGAGATCTCAACTGAATTCGATACCCTCGGCGTTGGGGTTGACCTTTCTGCTGGCACAAAAGAAAAGAATGATTACACGGTAATGATCTTGGGCGGTCGCATTGGCGACCGTATACACATCATCGATTACAGAAGGATTCGTGTGATGGGCAACCTTGAGAAACTTGATGCGCTCAAGGAGCTTCTGAATGACTGGTCAGTGCTGGGCCAAGATGCAAATGGCCACTACTTCCCGACCTACTCAACGTGTGACATTTGGTCAGAAGCTGTCCAGTACCAGGCTTCCTTGGAAGCAGACTTCAAGCGGGTTTGCCTGAACAATGAAGGTCTCTACAACTTGATTTGGCATCCAGTGAAGGGCTTCCGTGCAGACAAGCTGGCACGATTCCGTGGAATCATGGGCATGTTTGAAGACCGGAAGATTATTTTTAACCGTTTCCGGAACTTCACTAATCTCTTCGAGGAACTCACAAACTTCGGTGTAAGTAGTCATGATGACTGCGTTGACGCTCTCGTTTGGTTGGTGACAGGATTAGCAAGAAAGGGTCAGCTTCATCTTGATTACTAACCCTTAGAATTTTAAAAAAAGGAAAAGCGTTTTGTCGTGGGTCCAGAATACGTAGCCATAGCGTTAACTGCTTGTATTTCAGCGTTAACAGGCGGTTCTTGGCTTGCAAACCGCATCATGGATCGCCAAAAAGAAAGAGTGGAACAAGCTTTTAGTTACATCAGTGCGCAAAAAAGACGGATTGATTGTCTTGAAGATGACCTTAAGCAGTTGCCGATTGAATACGTATTGAAAGTGGATTTTCTCCGGGAGATCCAGGAGATGCATGAAAACTTTCGACAGATTAATAATAAGCTTGATAAGCTGATGGAAAAGCTTTTGGCGAAATGAGTTACATCTTGGAAGTACAAGAAGATGTAAACGGTGATCCTTTCATCACTCTTCCCGATGAACTCATCGAAGAATTGGGCTGGATGGAAGGTGACATACTTGACTGGGATGTACGTTCTAATGGCATTATTCTCACCAAGGTCAACGACCCTTGCGGTTACGAAGTTATAGACGAGTAAAATAAAAAAATTAAGGATAAAAGTATGTATTACGCCGGTGAATCCAATGTCCCTGGTGCTCCGGGCAATCTTTTGGCTGGTGGCCCTAGTTTTGATATCCGTCGTGGATCTGGTGCGCTTGGCGGACGATCTGGCGAACAGCTACGCCGCCTTTATGAAGGCGGTACGCAACAAAATGAAAAACTGAACGAGGAACTACGTCAGCGCGGGATTATGCCTGGTGGCCCTCAGCTTCCTCTTGCTTTTGGCGCTTTTGGTTCCAGCAATCTCCCCGGCGCCGTTGGAAACATGCAAGGCATGGCCAACGCTCAGTTTTATGGCGGTCCCCAGCTGGGCCAGATTCCCCCTGGGTTCGATAACAAGATCGTTTCCTGATGGCACAAGACGATTCCAAATACACGAAACCTGGACTTCGTGAGCGGGTTAAAGACCGTGTAATGGCTGGCTCCAAAGGGGGAAAGCCTGGTCAGTGGTCTGCTCGCAAAGCTCAGCTCGTTGCTTCCGAGTACAAGAAAGCTGGTGGCGGGTACAAAGGCGGTGAAGGAGAAAAGCAAAAATCCCTGAAGAAGTGGGGCAAAGAGAAGTGGATGACCAAGGACGAATACGAAAAAGGCAAGAAAGCAAAAGCTGCTGCCAAAAAGTACAAGGAGAGCAAAGACAAATGAGGACTGCTCCTAGGCCTGTTTCTGACATTGCAATCAACCAAGTTGTCGGCAGTGAAGTGAACATTCCTTTTAAAAAGGATCCTCAAGAGTTCTTGCGTCAGCAAATTGGGAAAGCAGGTAGTACACGCCCTGGTGGGATGTTGATTGGTGCTGACGAGCTTATTCGTGATCTTCAAAAGAACCCGGAGTTGTTACGTGGCCGATAAAGCAATTCAAAAGGGATACACCAAGCGTTACCTTCCAGAGAAAGCATGGGCCTCTTTGTCCAAAGAAGAACGGCAAGAAACTGACCAGAAGAAAAGAGAAGGGAGCCGTAAGGGAAAACAGTTTGTCTCCAACACAGAAGCTGCAGAGAAAGCAGGGCGTGCTGCTCGTGCAGCTAAACGTCACAAGGAGAAAAATGAAAACAAAAAAACTAGTTAAAAATGCACTCAAGCATCCAGAACTATACGGACCCGCTGAACTAGCGTTCTTTCGTAGATGGCTTGATTCAAAGAAGCGAGCGAAGACTGCTAAGATCAATAAAGATAAAAAGAGCGAAGATAGGTAATGGCGGGAGACGCTAAGGCCAGGCTTAAGGAAATTATCGACTCCTATCTTGACAAAGATGGTGGAGCTTTAATTGACACGGGCATCGTTGCGTCCCATCTTGCTCAGATGCGGTTGTTCGGCATCCGTCAGGGTGTCGAATTTTTTCCTGCGCAGGACAACTTTGGTAACCAGCGCAAAGACTTCATTGATCGCGTAATCAAATACAACCAGCTCGATACACGCTTGGATTCCATCTGGGATTATTTCCTATGTGATGGTCAGGGCCTTTTCTACATCCGTCCCACTCAAAACAACTATCGTCTTTATTACTTCCGTAGCCACGAGTATCGGAGCTACTACAACATTGATGGCGAACTGGATGAAGTCGTCGTCATCTACAGCTACAAGGTTCGCCAGGGTCTTGGGTTCCAGCAGGACATTGATTCGAGCAACCTGACCGGACCCGGTATTATTGGCCAGGGTGGTGCAAAGCGTTATATCCGTCTCTCCATCAAACGCAAGACGATTGAAGAGACCCATTCCGAAGGCGAGATTTCTTTCGAGACTCAGTACCAGGCAATTCAAAGCAAAACCAAAACCTTCAGAAATACCCTTGGTTTTATTCCTTGCGTTGAGATCTTCAACAACGCAAAAGGATTCTCCACCGAAGGAGTCGGTGAGTTCGATGCGTTAGCAAACCACATTTGCACGCATGACGACATGGTTCGTACCATGCGTAAGAACGTTACCTTCTTTGGTAACCCCACCCTGCTTTCTTCTCGTCCCAAGACGGACCTGATGGAAGCCGGTGGTGACGCAGCGGTTCAGCGTCCCTCCATTGCTGCAAACTCTGGCTTTGTTGGTGCCAGCCCTTTGAGCCAATCTCGGTTTAAGGCGGATCCTGTTTCCCGTGGTATCGACGGTCAGATTCGAGTTCCAAGGGTTATTGCAAACCTGGAGCCAAACGACCGAGTTGGTTACATCGTTCCTGACGCAATTACCGGTGACCAGAACTCGTTTGCACGTCAGTATCGCGAAGAAATTCGCACTGCTTTAGGTGGTGTTGACGAACTGTCGATCTCAGCTGGTGTTACGGCAACTGAATACAAGTCCCTGTTTGGACGTGTTGCTGCAACTTCCAAGAAAAAAGCAAATTCTATTTACACGTACGGTATCTGCCGTTGTTTGGAACTAATTCTTTTCCAAGAAGAACGAATGTTCCGCGACACCTTGGCAGCGGCTGCAGGATTGGAGAAGCCCCTGGAGCTTCCAGAGACTGCAACCGATGAAGACATCCTCATGTATGAGGAAGCCATGGGGATGTATGAGGATCAAGTCAAGCAGCTGATGATGGCTTGCTTGCGGACCCAGCAAATTCCTCCCGGTGTTTTAGGTTTAATTCCTGACGGTGATGTCACCATTCAGTGGCGTTGGTTGGGTCCTGTTTACGAAGATTCGACCCAAGATATCCTCAATAACTCAATTGTTGTAAGAAATCTGCAAGAATTAGGTGTTGATAGCATTGAGGCACTGAAATACCTCTTCCCGTCAAAAACGGATGAGGAGCGGGCCGCGATGCTATCGGGGTTCCCGTTCAGGATGGTGAACGAACTACAGGGTGCATATTCCCAGTTCGCTCGCCTCGTGGGGGGGATGATGCAGACCCCTCACCCGCAATCACCGGACTTACCGATGGCTGCGGATCCGCGATTGGATTTGACCCCATATCTGTATCGCACTTTAGAAGCCTTACAAAAGGAGATGAGTTATGCAGGACGCTACCGTCCAATCGATCCCACAGACGAGCCAAGCACCAGCAGCCGTCGCTCCCAGCAGCTACGTGGCACCAGCGCCGCAAGTGGCTCCGCAGGCAGCACCGGTGGCTTATCAAGTGGGTACGAGCTACCCCCAAGCAGTGGCCCCAACGGCCCCCAGCTACCAATCAGCCCCTATTCAGTACGCCCCCCAATCCCAACCGGCGGAAGCACCGGCGGGGAATCCCTGGGAATCGGCGTTCAACAAGGTGGTGAACCTGCTGAGCGCACCAGTCCAATCCCCGTTCCAGGGTCAACAGTCGCCTCAGACGACTCAGTTTACCCCGGCCAACTACGGACAGCC